TCATTTTGCTGCGCTCGGATATTCGGAGTTGCAATCCCTGACCTTTTCAAGTAGCCCTGCCTGACGATACGATTTGCTTAACTCCGTGCAGGCTTCATAGAGGAGCTTCACGGTGGCACGCTGATCTATGAAGGTCCATTTGCCCTTTACAAACCCTACCGTCAATAAGAACTTCGTGCGGAGCATTGCGCCGAATGAGTTTTGAGAATCCACAGAAGCCCGGTAGACGACGAGATTTTCTCCTGTGCCGACGTTCAAAGGGGCTGGCTCACATTCGGGTGTGGTTCCGGTTCCCGAGGCTTCCGCAAAGTCCCCTTTGTCATTCACAGCACAAACCGTCTCCTTGGAGAATACAGCCGTAGCGGGTGCCTTCAGGTGGTCTTTGATGTACTCTCTGGCCGCTTCCTTGGCCGCCATTTGGTTGTGGACGGGATCTTGCGCCACCAACGAGACGGCTGAAACGAGAACGAGCATGACGGGTCTAGCCATACCCGCTAACATCGGCTTAAATCTCAGAAAACTTTGGTGGGCGATAGCAGACCCGCTACCGACCCACGCAACAACGGGCAGGGTCAACGATGGGCCTTGCCTTTTCCGAGCCGGGGTGTCAGACTCATGAAGCCCGGATCTAAGATCGGTCTGCAAGAATCCTGAAGAAAGGAGGCGCTATCTTATGGCTGAGGACAACGAGCAAAACGACGAACCGGAAAACACAAATCCAGATCAAGACGAAGCCGAAAAAGATCCTGACTAAACCAATGCGCCCCGCCTTCCGGGTGGGGCGCTTTTGCGGAGGTTCCGAAATGGCGGACTGGGAGATAGTTGAAAAATATCAAAGTGGATCGCAAAGCATCGCCGCAATCATGAATCCGGGAATGGCCCCTGATTACAGCTATTGGGTTAAGAATATAGAGACGGGCGAACTGAAGTTGGTAAAAGCAGAGGACGAATACGAACTAGGCGAGAAAATTTCAGAAGGCGATTTTGAGGAAACGGCGTTCTAGGGTTCGATCATGCAAGGGTGCGGTTCGTCTTCGGGACGGAAGGAGCAAACGTAGTTTGCTCGGATTGAGTAAGCCGGGTCCGCAACGACGCCACGTACCGCCCAATACTGCCCTTCCATCAACAACGGGTCGTCATGGCTGAAGACTACGGTTGTGGGATTCGTCATTGCCTTCAGGATGACGCTATGGGCTTTCAATACCGCTTGCTTCTTTGCGTCGTCCCCGGTCTTGTACGCCGTCGTGGTTACTGTTCCCCGAGGAGGAACAAAGCCCAACCCACATAAGCGAACGCCACCAAACCCCCGGACCACAACAGAATCTTTTTCATGGTCACTTTCCCGCCGCTGCTAGACACACGGTTTCATACTGTTTTCTTCGGCGGTAAGCTGCGATTCGGGCAGGGTCAGCACGTCACGGCAGATAGCTAGTAGATGCTCCGTCTTGGCCTTCTTGTCGTCTTCAAGGATTGTATTGTGTGTGCCGGTTGGTATCGGCCGTACATCGTCATGGTTATTGACAAGTGCGTATATGAGGATTCCAAAAGCGACCACGCCAAGAACGCTCATGATGATTGAGAACGCATTAGGCTTGCCGTTCATGATTGTTTTTCTCTCCGTCCGTCCCCCAAAATGAAAGCCGCCCCGAGCCGGTCAGACTCGTAGCGGCTTCCAACTTCAGCGGTGGCGTTTCGCAAACCCAAACCGCTTCTTAAAGCTCTCTTCGTCCATGTAGTTGTAGTACACACGCAGTGCCAAGACGAGAAGCCAAAGGCTGCTATAGCCGATACCCTTGATGGGATTGCGAAGTTTCCAAGGCGGACCACTAATCGGATGTGCAACCCGGTCGGCGAGTTCTTCAACGGTCGTGATGTTCGCATCCGACAGCGCCTTGAGAATCCGTGTACGATGATGCCCGGACAAATCCAACACCGAAACATCGTCAGGTGGCAAACCTATTACCGTCGTTGCCGGGTTGTTGGTCTCGACCATTGCCCCTAGGATGCTTTCGCCAGCTTCCGCTTAGCCGCCCACCGTGCCTTCATTCTTGCCGCCGCTGCTTTCTTCTGTGCAGCGGTCCAGGTGCGCCTACCTTGTGCCGGTTTCGCCGCTGCCTGTTTCCTCTGGGATGCAGGTAGAACCCAATCAGGAGCGTTCGCTAACGGATTCTTTGGCGGACGGCCACGGCGTTTAGCGCCACCAGACAGCGCTTCAATCGCCTTGGTGAGCTTGTCCCGCTCTACGATCAAAAGTTTCAGAATCTCATCGGTCGTTGACATCGTTTCCCTTTCTCAGCACTGAACTATTTGAACATCAACCGGCCATTGAGACCGCCTTGTCCTTGTATCCTGAATTCGTAGGAGCCGCCGCTAGAGACCTGTACTCGAAAATCCTCAGGAGTTAAGATTTCGATTCCTAGACCGTCAGCCACGTATTGAAATGTAATAGGCGTCCAGGTCTCCTCCTTCGTTTGCTTGGCCGAACCGTGCAGGATTTTGTTAGTCACTTTTCCCTACCTCACTCCCAGTCTCGCCGCAAGATCCTTGCCCGCCGCTTTCGCTGCTTTCTCCGCTGCGGCTTTCGACTTCCCTTCTTTCAATAACCGGGTCCGGGTCCGGGCGATTGTAGCCGCAATCTTTGCTTCCGGCTTCCAGGTGCGACCCGTACCGCCCGCTTTGCGTCCGCCACGTTTTGCGCTCGACGAAGGAGCTTCCGCCATCAACCCGGATCGTTGATTCATCAAAACATCAACTCGGTTGCTTGCGGCTTTCAATGCCTCTTGGAGTGGCACTAACTTGGCTTTGGCTTGTTCTAATGCGTTTGCCGCTTTCTCTTCATCGGAGAGAGCGCCTTGAAGTTCCTTTGAGACTTCGGAAAGGTTCATGTCAGTAAGCATACCTCCTGTTTGGCTTCAATCGCCACATTGGGCAAGGTCCATTAGGGCTTGAATCTTTGCCGGTTCCGGTGTGGTCAAGATCCGGTCACGCCCCACAATGAACCAATCCCGGTCTTGCTCAATGCCGATGTACGAGCGACCAAGCACCCGGCAAGCAACGCCAGAGCTTCCCCCACCAAACGTAGGATCAAGGACAGCCATACCGGGATGTGTGAACGTCCTGACGATCCATTCACAGAGCGGTAATGGTTTCTCGAAGGGGTGAACATTCCGCCTTCCGGCTTGCTTGAAGGTGAGCACAGACGACGGGAAACGGTTACCACTCTCATTGACGCCTAGAGGAGTCCGCCCTCGTTTGTAGACATCTGATTTGCCGTTGCGCCTCACAAGGTACGGCGTCCCCGGCTCCATTTGAGGATTGAAAACGGGTGCTCTCTCACTGAATACCGCAATGGTTTGGTGTTCCTTCAGCGGTCGGTTGTTGCAGTTCAGAAAGCCGCTTTGCATCTTGCGCCAAATCAGGTCATACCGGAAGTGGTCCAGGTTGGCGCATATGGCTTGACTGATGAAAGGTTGCGACCCGAACCACACGACGGTACCGGATGGCTTCAAGACGTGCCGGAAGGCTTCCCACATCTTGCTAGGCGGTATCAACTGGTCAATCCCTTTCAATCGCCCTTCCTTGATCGTGCCGTATGGCGGATCGCAGAAAACCAAATCAACGGAATGTTTGGGGAGCCGTGGTATCCACTCCAGACAGTCTCCGTGCAGAAGCCGAACTTTCACCATCTAAAGATCGGCTGACAACGAGTACAGCTTTACGAGCACACCATCTAACCCTACCGAGGCGTTTTGTCCAACCGGACGTTGACGAGTCCTGAAAGCTACGTGATATCCTTGGCTCTCCGACTTAACTTTTGGTGGTTCCAGGAAATGCACTGGCTTGATATTGTCGCAGTCCTTGGCGTCCTCGGTACGTTCGTATTCGGTGGATTGAGCATTGTATTTTACTTCAAGAGCGTCCGGAAGCCGGTTCCGTGTTATGCCGTTTACCCTTTTCGCCCCCGCATCGTAGACAAGTCGGTAACCTCGTCGTCTGAACTGCAAGTCACCCACCATGGAAAACTGATAGAAGCCGAAACGGTCTCAGCCGTACTCGTGTATTTTTGGAACGATGGACGAAAACCAATCAGACGGAATGATGTATTGCAAACGTTTGCGGTGAACTACGGGGAAGCCGAAATCCTTGCCGTTTCGGTGTTCGGAAAATCTCGCACTGTTTGCCAATGCGCCATAGGCCGGATCTATCCACCCAACGGAACGATTGAATTGCTTTTCGAAATCATTGAATGGGGTGATGGCATGGGAGTGCAGTTGATATACGCCGGTAACCCGGAGTTGACTTTTAGGGTGGAAGGCGTGTGTGTCGGAGCGGCAAAGCCATTGGACGCCTCCAAACACGTTTTCTCCAGTGGCGATGCGTCTAAGTTAGCAAGTGCTGCCTCAATGTTTTCGGCGGGACTTCTTGCCTTTATGGGGAGCGTCGTGGGCATCGTTGCCATTTGGCGACATTGGCCGTTTCCGTCATTCTCGTTTTTTGTGGGGATCGGCCTACTTGGGATGGGCAACTGCATTAAGGCAGTGCTGAGTGTTGAAGGCAAGGCCAGAGTGCTAGGCGGATTTAGGCGAAGTTTTGGAAGGCTCATGGCTGGTCTCTAGTCCGTACTCGACTCTACTTCCACGCTGGAAGTGCTCCAAAGGGTGCTACTGCCTTTGCGTCTAAATCTCGATACCATGACACCCGAACAGCACCAACTTCTAATGAGCCACACGTTAGGGTTCTTGATAGCGCTCGAAGCCCAAGCAAGGAGCATTGAAGCCCGGTTGCTTGGGGAGCTTCGAGAGATGGAACACAAGCTGACCCAACACCGGCAAGCGCTCGACTCCGTACAACGGGAGTTGCCCACGCTCGAAGCCGCCCTGACCATGAAGCGGAACGCCCCGCCAAGCCCCATAGAAGACCGTGGAGCGATTGCGGAGCCGTCCGCCTAGCTTCGAGTGTGCCCCGCTTCGCTAAAGGCGTAGGACTTCGTACCGATCCAAGGAACGGCGACACGAAGACAGACCTGTGAACACAAAACCTTCATGTCCGGTTCGGTCGTACTCGTTATGACCTGTAGCAGGGTTTGACCAAGATATTGGTTCCCGCCCGTCCGCAATACTTGAATCAAGGTTTGACCAATCAACATACCCATTGCCGGGTTAGCATCTTGGATGGACGCTTGACCAAACAAGCTTTCAGTGCGTGACACATTGGCGACGGTGTGACACACAACCGCCGAAGGTGCGGACAGGTTGCCAGCAAGATCAAAAGCAATGATCCGGTAACAGTAGGTTCCGGGTGCCAAGCCGCCATCCGTGAACGTGAGCGTTGATGACGACGTGGAACCAATCGTGATGAACGAGGTACACCCGCCACCTGTGCAACGTTGGATCAAGTAACCGGTGACGGCTACGTTGTCCGTGGACGCTGCCCACGTCAGGGTAAGACTGGAGATCGTCAAGCCGGTTGGTGCGGTTGGTGGCGTCACATCTGGCACGCCCAAGTATGCTTGAGCCGTCAACGTTCGTTGGGTGGTGACCTGGATAGAGCCTTTGCCCGTTTGGGTCCGCTTCGTGTTGCCTATGAGGTTTGCAACCCCGCTTTGTGTCTGCTTGGTAAGCACGGTTCCCACGGGTGCAATGTTGGCTTGCCCTGCCAACGTCTTGGTTGTGCGTCGTCTGATCGTGGCTTGACCCGTCAACATCTGGAAGACACGTTTCTTGATGCACGCTTGCCCGGTCAGGTCTTGGAACGGACTTGCAATGTATGCTTGCCCCGTCAATGTCTGTTGGGGACGAAGAACGATTGACGCTTGACCGAACAAAACCTTGGTGGTGGTTGCGTGAACCTCGGAAACATCGAGACCGGCAAACGGAAGCCCCTTCAACCAAAACGTTGACGGGTCGTTGTCATTCAAGCCGGGGACTGGCAACCCCCAAAGCCGTTTTTTCTGTGACGGCGGATAGATCTTTAACGGTCCATTGATTCGAGCAAGACCCGTTTGGGTCTGACTCGTATTGTTGTTGATGTTCGCAACACCGGTCTGTGTCTTCAGCCGGGTTTGAACGATGGTTGCAATACCGGTCTGTGTTTGGTCAACGGTGACTTTGACCCGAGCTTTACCGGTTTGCGTCTTCGTGTCGGTGACCTGGACACGGGCTTTGCCGGTTTGGGTGGGTGCCGAATTGTTGTTGACGTTCGCCCGCCCCGTTTGTGTTTGGGCAGTCTTCGCAGTGACCCGAGCTTTGCCGGTCTGTGTGCGATCCGATACGAGCGTAATGCGGGCTTTGCCGAATTGCGTCTTGGTTGAGACCAACCCAATTCTTGCCTTGCCGGTTTGGGTCTTAACGCCGATTGACGAAGGTGCATCAAGGCAAATGTACGGCAAACCCCAAAGCCAGAATTGACCGGCTTGCGAGTTCGGATCAAGCCCCGAGCTTGGTAAACCCCAAATCCAGTTTTTGCCGGGGAAGATATTGACACGTGCAACGAGCTTTCCCTTGCCGCTCTGTGTCCGGGTGGTGGTCTTGGCAATCGCACCTTTGCCCGTTTGGGTTTGGGTGGTGGTTCCGTAGATGTCCGCTTGACCGGCTAACGTTTGCGTCCGGGTCGTGTAGGTGATCTTTGCTCTACCCGTTTGCGTTTGGGTAGCGGCTTTTTGGATGCGTGCTTTACCGCTCTGAGTCTGTGTACTCGTGTGCGATACGAACGCTTTACCCGTTTGGGTTTGCGTGGTTGTTACTTGGATTCGAGCCTTACCGGTTTGGGTTTGGTTCGTGATTGACGAACCGGTTGTACCTAACCGATACTGACCGATCCGAATATGGGTAGCCATTGCTCAAGCTCCCCTTAGGTCTGTTTATGGTGAAAGATGTTTACGATGATTGGCTGACCACTCACGGACCCGCCGCAATGGATACCGTAATGGGTGGGACCCGCTGGCAAGTAATCATGTCTCGCACGGCTGTCTTGCTGCATGAACGTGTTTCGATCAATGCCGTATCTGAACTTGAAGTTGGTTCCGTCGTCCGTGATCTGTAAGAACATCATCGGCCCTGACATGCCAACGTTAGCGGTGTTGGAGTTGTTATAAGCCGATGCGAACGCCGTTAATGATGTCCACTTTGAGACCGTGTAACCCCAAAGAGCGCTGCCCGTGGAACTGGCGGAAATGTGATACATGACAATCTTTCCCGAACCGGAATCATAGAAGATGAAGCCCACGGTTGGACCCACTCCTAAACAGGTGAACCCATACGTAATGGTGTACGGGGTTGATGGTGCGCTCTGCGTGATCGCTGAAAGCTGCGTATCGGTACGGCTTGAGAACTGCAACCCGCCGCCCGTGAGATCGGTTAGCGTTGCCGTTCCTTGATTCAACCAACCGAAGTTAGAAGCCGTGGGCGGCTTGTTCAAGTTTTGATTGGGTGCCCACGACGCAACCCAACTTGAACCGTTGTACGTGTACTCATAGTTTGCGTCATTGTCGGTCGGTATGAATCGGTCACCGGCTTTCAAGCTGTTTGTGGGAAGATTGGCGTACACATCAACGCCGCTTTCATTCCCTCGGATCGCATCAATAGCGCCCGCCGTCAACACGCTGTTAATCACAACGCCGTTAGCGTGGCTTGCCGCCGTGGTTGATTCGGCTCCCCTGGTCACCGTCCAGGTGGTGCCAGACACAGCGGTAACCAACATGATTTCGGATTCAAGGAGAATACGGAAGTTCCCGCCCGTGGGGTAGCCCGTCGCCGAACTGACCACCAGCGAAGTGACGGAATTGTTGATTGATCCGTTTAGCGTTGTGCCCGGATCGTTGACATATTGCTCGTTGTTCGCCATTAGGAAATACTCCAGTCATCAACGGAGATGAACCCGGTTGTACCGTCGCAGTCCACCCACATTTCAACGGCTCCGTCTTCGGGCGGACTGGCAACCGCTGTGCCGGTGAGTTGTTCCCAATTCCCGATTGCGCTTGAAGCGGTCGTTAGAACCGTGTCGGACGTGATGCCCAACGCATCATTGCGCCGAACGAAAAGCCGGGGTTGGTTGCCGTTGTAATCGGCACTATCACCCGTTGACGCTTTCGACTTGCGGACCCACACGCTAACGTTGCGTCCCACGCCATTTGATACGGACGCTTGCTGTACGCCACTGCGGAGTTTGTACGAGGCTTGCGACGGGGTGAGCTTTTGTGAAGGAGCGGACGTGTGATAGACGCTCGAATCAATCTTGATGTTGCCTTGCGGAAAGAATGACCGGTGATCCCCCGAGGTTTGCCCGTAGTCTTGGCAGCGGACGAAGCTAGAAGCAAGATCAATTCCGCCGTCATTCAACTGTTGGTTTGCATCGGTCAGATTGAACAGCAATGTACTTGAGCCGAACGCCGTCTTGTCCGCATACACTTGCATGTTCATTTGATTTGGGAACACCATGTACATATCAGCCGTTGCGTGGGTCGTATAGATGCCCGTTGCAACGCCAAGCGTGCAGTTGTACAGGCGGACAATAAAATTGCCGCCCCCGTTGAAGTTGGTATAGGGTCCCATGATTCCAACGGTTGACGTGTACGCCGTATCGGAAGCAAGCAAGGAGTTCCGAATCTCCAGATATGCACACGCATTAGCGGAAACATAGACGTTGTATCCGGCTCCTGCTACGCCGTTTCCGAATGACTTGCAGTTGTCCATGATGGCACTACGGAAAAAGACTCCCCCGAAATCAAAGCCGGATCGTTGGCAGCGTGCGGCAATGCAGTTTTGAATTGCAATCGAGAAACCGCTACCATTGGCGGAACTCCCAAAACCGAAGCCTTCATTTTCTGCATACCAAACTTGATTACCGCTGAACTTCGTTGGGTCGGTCATGGTCCAGGAAGACAGGTCCGAATTGTAATAGCTGATACCGGGTCCATTGTTGAGCGCCGATGCACTAATGGAAATGTTGTTGGTCACGGTTACATTGGCGGATGCAATACCAAAGGTGGAACCGCCGTTGTTTTCTTGGTTCATGCCAATGCAATTATTGATGACGATGCTTGAGCCGCTGGTTTTCGTGTTGACTGTCACCATGTTGCTAATCCAGTCATAGATTACGAGCGTGTCCAGGGTGCAGTTGTTCGCAGTACCGCCGCTGATGTGAATTAGATTGGTATTGGATTGTGAACCCGTTGTTGATTGTTGAAATGCACAGTTCTTCAATGTCACCGTGTTGGTGGTCATTTGAAGGTCAACCGGACGAAGGTTCGCTGAATTGCTCCCCATGGTGGAGCCGTCGAACTGGCAACATTCAATGTAGACAGTTCCGCCCGCCGCTGGTACCCACAGATTCCCTTTGTTGCTCGTGCTCTTGCTCGAAAGCGTTACGTTGCGGGTCAAGTTCAAAACGAATGCGGCAAGGATGCCCGTTCCCGAATGCGCCACGCCCAAACCGGACGCCAGCGTAACGGTGGAACCTGAAATGCCACCACTCGAAGCAACGCTTTTTGATTCGTAGTGTGTGCGGTTCGTATCGGTCGGTGAGAATGCCAAGACATCCGAGTTTTGCCAACCGGTTGTATCGTTGACGGTCACACTCGTTGCCGAGCTTGCAGCATCCGCCGTGAGGTACGAATAGCCGGTCTTCGATGCTCCGTAAATGTTCAGCGTTCCGCCCGCATCCGGCTTTAGAAAGCTGTCGCCGTTGGAAGCCGAATCCATTTGAAGCGTGACGCTTGAGCTTGAAGGAATGCGGGTACCCGAGGTTCCAACGTTGACCGTGCCACCACCCGAGATTAGGAAGTAGCCACGCCACGTAAAGTTATAGTTGGTGCTTGACGACGTGCCGAACGTCAGCGTACCGTTCCCGCCGACAACAACGCCTTGCGTGCCCACGCTCGAAGGTCCCCACGTGGTTGACGCCGTGTTGTCCATCGTCACGGTTACCGCCGTGGACGTGCCCGCCCCTGTGAACTGGTTAGAGATGACTAGATGGTTGTTAGCTGCGGGTGCTTGTGTGGTTGTCGTCCGTAGCTTCCGGCTCCAGTTGTTTGAAGTCGCATTGCGGAACAAGATAACTTGGCTTCCGGTGTTCGAACACGCAACCCGAATCAGATACGAGTCTGTGCCCGATAGCGTGTGAGTGGAGCCGAACTTGAAAAAGATCCAACAGTTACCCGGTGGCGCTGGAAGGTCCGACACATTGACGGTGACCGAATCAACGTCTGTACTCGTTGTGCTGTCTCGAAGCGTTACGGTAAAGGTGCCGGTTGGTGAAGCTGCCCTTGCGGAAAACTTCAAGGCCACGCCGTCAACGGTAATAGCGGTCGGTACGAAGGTGGAACTGTCCAGGTTCGAAGTGCTGACAGCGGTTGACCCGGCTTCGGAATCAAGCTCCGATGTACTGTCTACTGTCTGCCACGTTGAAGAACTGGTGAAATTGCCGGTCTGTGCCGAGATGAGGTTAGCCATTGTATTAGATCCGCCGCATTGTATTGCAGGACGAAGCTATTTAGGCTATTCAACCGCTATGGTGTATTGGTGGTTCTTGCCGCTGGCGTCCGTGCATTGAAAGCCAATGTGAAACAGCATGTCAACAGCGCATTCCGTCAGGTCCCCGGTGAAGTGGCGGGTTACTCTGCGGAAATACACAATGCGCTTTTGAACGTCTTCGGGTACAGGTCTTGACGGATCTTGCACGGCAAAGGGAATGCCGTTAATCTCGAAGACGCCAGTTTCAAGCGACACGGCGTATGTGTTCGGGGACTCGTCCGAAAACAAACCGAACGCTTTCAAATCGTCTTGCCGCTGCAAGACATCATAGAAAGCTGATTTGGTCGGGTCGGTGGCCGACACGTCGCCTTGCGTTTGTTGGATGACGGAGCCGTCTTTGAAGTGGGCTTCAAACAGGTACTTAAGCATTGTATTGCCCTCGGAGAGATTTAGACCCGCCTCAATTCTCGTTGTACTGAAGGGTGAGCACAGCGCTTGCAGTGTCGCCCGCCGCTGCCGAAGACGTGGTTTGAAGCTGCGTTGCAAGGTACTGCGTGTAGCCTGACGATGTGATGCTGGAAGTTGGCGAAGCGTCATAGGGTCCCGTGGTGGAGAAATCAACCGTCAGACCGGACCCGATGGAAATAGCCGTGGTCATGTCCGTTGTCAACGAGGCATTGGTCGTTGTGGACGGTGTGGCGTAGGTTGAGGTAACCGTACCCTTCAAGGTCAAGCCGGTTCCGAACGTCCCCGAGGTATGCGCCCAAAGACCCGCCGATACTTGATTGAATGAGCCGGTGAACTTGCCGTATTGAAACACGGTGTACGAGTTGTTTCCTGCTGTGATCGGAGCCGCACTATACGCCGTCCCCGAGTTTTGCTGGTTGTCGTCTGCGTTCTTCCAATCCTGTTGGGTCGGATAGTGCGTGTCCGCACTGAACCCGGATTGAGTTGTACCGTGTGCCGGTGAACCGGTTTGTGTGCCGTTGTCCTGACACCAGTTGAATGTAGCCGCCATCTTGAATAGTTCCTCTTGAATCTGTATTTATCGTTTTCGCCCGTGCTCACGACTCGTCGTATTGAAGGGTCAGGGTTGCGGAGATCGTCAGACCGCTTGCCGCTGAAGACGTGGTTTGCAGTTGGGAAACCAAGTATTGCGTGAAGCAAGGATTCGTTGAACACGATGCGCCAGGGCTTCCGGTTTGCGGACCCGTGCCCACAAACAAAACCGTTGCGCCCGATCCAACCGAGATAGCCGAAGTCATGTCTGTTGTCAGTGCGCTGTTGGTGGTTGTTGCCGGGGTGGTGTAGGTGGAACTGACAACGCCTTTTAGAGTCAAGCCCGTTCCGAAGGTGCCCGCCGTGTGTGCCCAAAGCCCGTTGGTAATGGTCGTGAACGTCCCGGAGAACTCCGCATAGATGAACTTTTCATAGCTGTTGTTGCCTGCGGTGAGCGGAAACGAAGTGATAGACGATGTTGCATCGTCAATGTTTTTCCAGTTGTTATCAGACGTTGCCGCCGCTTGTGTCGTGCCGTGTGCCGGTGATCCGGTTGAAGCTCCGTTGTCTTGGAGCCAAGTAAAGGTTGCTGCCATTTGAAAGAATCCTCTTTAAGTAAACCGGGCAATGCCCAATGCAAGACTGTTAACCTGTGCTTGCGTCCATTCGGTTGATGTGAAGGGGAAGTACCGCCACGCATCGTAAGTGAAGCCCCACGAACCGAACGACGGATAGAACAAGCCGGTTGCTTTCGAATCGTTGTTGTAATAGCCGAACGCCGCACCCGCTCCCGGATCGCTCAAGCTCATGTACCAGATTGCAACGCTTCCTTTGATTTCTCCGGTGAATGCCGGAAGTTGTTGCAAGGTGTACGAGTCTTCGAGACCGGCTGAAGTCGCAATGTTGTACGTGCTTCCTGTCGGTGGGTGCGTGTCAACCTGCTGGTAATGACTCGTTCCCGCTAACGGTGTCCATTGGGTGTCATGGTCACCCGTGGGATAGAGCGGAACCACCTGGACATCTCCCAACGGATCAAAGCCCGTGGTTGTGACATAGAAATCTGTCATGATTCCGGGGATGCTGTGGATATAGACCGATGAAACGTTGAGATGTTGAATCCAAGGATTGTCACCAACGTTGCCGTCACCGACCGTGCGTCTCTGGGGCGATTCAAGGAACTGACCCGATACCCACGCTTCGCCGTTTACATAGAAGTCGTAAAAGCATTCGACCGAATACGCTTCAAAGATTGCCGGTGTGGTCATTGTCGCCGGAACGTATGGTTGATGATGACGAGCCGCCGATACGTGAAGCTCGAAGTAATACCATGTCCAAGCCCGTATTGATTTGGTAGTGATGACGCCCGCATTTCTCGAACCGGCAAGACCCGCTACGAAAGTAAACCGACCGTCGCCAACAGGTTCTATTGCAAACCCAAACCCGGAAGCGGAGTTCGCAAATTCAAATGGGGCAAAAAAGATTTCCGGTGTCTGCCATCTGAGACCAACCGTCAGTTCACTGACTTCACTTGGCAAAGTGAATTGACCCGCCCCATAGTTGGAGCCGGGGAGCAAGGTGCTTCCGGGTAGGACGTTGTTTCCGTTTCCATACTTGAAGTCTGCCGAGTTGTAAAGCTGGTTAGCTTGTGTCGGGAGATCGTAGAATTGGAATGAATCGGCAAAAGCCAAGTAAGCCATAGCGATATTTAGGCTTTACGATGACTTCCTAAACCCTAGTTGTGCATCGTTGACAACGGTGCGGGTCCAGGTTGATCCGTTGTGATAGCGCATCGGAGTGTAGAACGCATCGTAGTTTGCAAACGACGGGTACCACGTCCCCACCACATTGACGCCTCCTCCGGTGTCGCCCAACAAACCTTGGAACGAGCACGGACCCGCCGCACTTTTCTTAACGTAGAAATTGGCTTGCGCTCCTCGGATGTCCGTATAGATCAAGGGCAAGTCTTGAAGCGCATACGTATCTTGCTCCAAGACCATGCTGACGGCTAGACTCTTGTCAGCGGAAACATAGGTTGCGTCCCGATCCGGCTTCGCATCCTTCACCATTTTCCAGTTCTCCGCACCCGGCACGGATGGCGTTAGATCGTTGTACGCACCTGGACCGTTGACAAAGAGTGTTTTAACTTGCAACCCCTGCCCGTGATTGGTAAACAACCCGTCCGCTAAAAGCTCTCCGTCCGTAATGTACAGGTCATCGAACACACCAATGATGTTGGTATTGAAACCAATCGAAGCAAAGAGAAAGTCTGATTGGCCCAAGTCGTTTTCCGGTGACGTGATTGCACTATCAAGGAAGGTCACGCCATTGACTTTCAGTTTGTAGACGACGATTGCGTAAAAGCGTCCGCTGAACACGTCCACTTCAAGAAACGAAGTCGCTGTGAACTCAAAGTAATTCCAAACCCCCGGTCTAATGAACTTCGTGCTTGGTGTGTCATAGCTGACGCTGCCCGGTTGCCCCGAGAATGTTCTAAACGCCCGTCCACCGGGTGCGATGTAGACTGACGGCGGGTGCATGTCGTCATAGCCGCTTGATCCGTACACAATGGCGCTAATAACACGTCCCCCGGAAACGGTTACGTCAATGTGGTCATAGGTGCCACCCACAAACCTGCTTTGCAAAAGCACAAGAGGCGGGTTATCGTCATCATAGTAAGACCCGCCATGGGTCACACTGATGGTGACTATACCGCCCGATGAAACAGCGGTTGCACTGGCGTTGTCGTCATAATGAATGAGACCGAACGAAAAGCCGCTGACATTGTTAGCCATTGAGGTTAAGACCGGCATTGAGATTGCCGGTATGATGTTCAGCAAGCGGTAGGCAAAGCCGATTGTCAGCGTGGGTTCTTCGCCTTGCAATGTGATCGAAGCCCCACCTTGAGCACCCATGTTGCCCCGTCCGGGATACGGGAACAGTTGGGAGGTTGTGTAATAGTTGTACGCTTGCCCTCTTACGTCGTAATCTTCGAACCCGTCAATAAAAAGAAGTCTGCTTACACTCATGGGGCAATAATGTTTGTGGTGTTGGTGGACTTCAGATACAGGTTGATATTGACCCGTCCCCCGGCTTGACTCGTGCCGATCTGAAGAACCTTTGCATAGAACAGGTCACCCGCTGTAACGTTGATGGTTCCGCTAAAGGCGGTTCCGGTCTGAAGTGTGGTCAGTCCGTCAGGAATGAGAACACCACCACCCGCACCCGCACCCGTGAAAATGGTTGTGTACGTTGCGCCCTGGTCGGTGCTTCGCAAGATGTCAATGTAGATTGCTTGACCCTCGGGCGGTTCCTGTGCCACGGCTTGCCAGCTTGTAAGCACGCCGCTGCTATTGATGATTCCGATTGTTGTTGTGTCATTCAAGAGCAAGTCAGGGTTTCCGCCCTGTCCCGAGAAAACGAGCGTCAACTGCGGCTTGGGCAGGTTCGCCGAAGTGCCGTAAATGTAGATCATGCGGACGGGTGCGTTGATGTCGTCCGATTCAATGCCGTTGGTGTCCACGGTGTAGCCGCCAACGAGTAGCGATTGCTTTAGAAAGTTTGCGGTCGGTGCGGAAATGCTCGTTGCAAGTTGGCTTTGCGTTGTCGCAATGTCTGACGAATCCGCCGAAGGTCCCCAAGCTCCGTCTTCGATGATGATTACGGAAGTCGAGTCCAACACCAAGTCAACATCGAAGTTGTACGTTGTGGAACCATTGGAAACAATCTTTGCTTTGGCTCCCCGGTTGGTGCCAGCGATCACACGGGCAATGCAACCCTTGTCTTGATTGGTCGTCAAGCCGCTGTGTGGTGTTGGTGCCCTGGTGACCGGATTGAAGTTCAACGAGTTCGAGATGAGCGAATCCGTAAACGTCCGGGGTGATCCCGAGTTGTCATAACCGGCAAAGGTGACAACGAACGCATCCGTAGCCATTACCGCCGATGCGCTCCGATCCAACGTGAACGTTCCCGTGGACGGGTCAAAGTCAGTAATGTTGAAAGACTCGAAGGGTGCGGACCCTTCTTCACGGCCAATGATGACTAGCTGGCGTCCGGTGTAGTCATCCGATAGCGTCACGTCTACGCAGTCCGCCGAAATCAGCGTAGTATCTGAAACGCTGGTGACACCGGCTCCCAAGATTCCGCCATGCGTTAGGATCTTGGGTTTGATTCTGATTTTCTGTGAGTTCGGATTAGGCAACGCCCACGTTGACCGGGCAAGCGGACCCGTGACGGTGAAGGTGGTAGGCGAGATCGAGCCGCCCGAACCGGTCAAGCTGACAATGGATTGTTCACAAAGCAAATCATCGAACTCGGAAACGAACACGGCGAAATCAACCAAGCCGCTAACAGACGGCCAAATGATCCCATTCACAACGAACTTGTTTGTGTTGGTGCCTGATGGAATCTGAACAAGGATGACTTCGGAAGGTGGCGTACACACTGCGTCAGAGTTCCGCCCGCAAATCGCAACCCGGTACGTCTTGCCACCTTCGAGACTTCCGCCCGTGGTGGAACGGACCACATTACCCGCCGTGATGGAAGGAGCGCCAACGTTGGGAATGAACTCGTTCGCCGGTTCCTTCCCTTGCGTGACGATGTACGCCGATGCGGAGCCGTCCGCATTAATGTTGTAAATCTGTTGAGCGTCGAACGTCCACTCGTGCGGCCAAAGAGCGTCAGAGCTTGGGGCTTGAACCTGGAAGGGTGCCCAACATCCTAACGGCTCCGGGTAGAACATGACCGGCAAGGGAAGCGGAGCGATATCAACCGGCTTGGGTCCGATGTCAAGCTGGTACATCGAATCGGTGACCGTGCGTCCCTCGATTTGGATTGACCAATCTTTCATCAACGTCCACTTGGTGATTCTGAAATCAGCGGACGCCACGCCATAGGCAAGGCCCGTGCCGTTGCCGGGTGACGTGTCAACCATCAGGTGCGACCCGTCCGTAACCGCCGTAATGGTGACCTGGACGCCGTTAATAACCACTTCCTTGTTCACGAGCGACGTGTCGCCCGTGTATTGGGTGAAGCTGTCGCCACCCGTCAACGTCACGTTCACGCCCGATACTGTGACCGTGCCAGACTTGCCGGGGATGTCCGGGTGAGTCATGCTGACGACTTGCCCCACTTCCGTTTCAAGGGCAAGGATCGTTGTTCCCCAAGCTGCTTTGCGGGCGGTACGCCATTCCACCGGGTCAATGTCGGTTCCGTTGTTGAAGGTGTTCGAAGCGTTGATACCGCCCGTTTCTTCACGCACCAACGTTGCCGCTACTCGTAGCGCTTGCGACAGCGAAGAAATACCAACGCTGTGCATTTGTTTTACCAGCGGAGCCGCTAGGCGTCCGTAGTAAATCTCGTGGTCTCTGTCTTCATACGTCGCCGTGTTCGCTTGGTATTGAACGCTCTTATCAGCGAAGGAGATTTCCAAGCGTTCAAACTGTGTGTCAATGGGAGCCAAGTGCAACGACTGATAAAGCGTGTTGCCACCTGTGAACGCTGACACGGAACCGGCATTCTCACGGATGCCCAACTTGAGCTTGCCGAACTCGAAGGTAAAGTACCCGTTGCAGCAATTCATGATTTCGGTGAGCCAATCCCGAACGGGCTTTTGTTGGGCAAAGCTGCCCATGAACCGAAATTGTTTTTCCGTGCCGATTCCTAGAAGGTCGTCAACAACCAAATCCGCAATCTCCGCACACCCGGACCCGTCGCCAAAAATCAACGAATCGAGTACGAAGTATTGAAGCTGCGTTGCGCTGTCCGCCGTCTGCAAGCCAAGAGCACGAAGGTAGACGTTTACGGCAATCCAAAACGGATTGGTCAAGCCGCTGACAGACGATCTTGTACCGGACGCATCCCACACCCAACCGGCTAGACCTTGGGAGATCGGCACAACCATTGAATGCGAATCCGTTGTACTCGGGTTGATCCCGGACGGCTTCGCATACCGCAAGTCAACGAACGCCAGACCCGCCGCTTTGTTTGAGGTTTGGACGTTGCCGGATGAAGTCAACGAGAAATCGTCCACGGTGTCCGGGTCTTCGCCGTGAAGCTCACGAAGCCCCAAGCTCGTATCGGAAGTGACTACGAGTTGTGAATTGACCTTGAAGCCTTGCGGTAACTGTCCATCCGCCAACGGCGAAATGATGTAGTGGTAGCCGTCTGAGTTCGTGTGAACTTGCATTCCGGTGTATTGGCCGATGCGACCAACACCGACAATGCCCAACACGTCGAAATAATCGCCTTCATCCCGAACCGCCGCAACGAGACAGTTGGCATAGAAAGCGTTTCCTGCGTCCCCGTCGTCATTGCACCAAATCTCTGGCAAGCACTGACCCCAAATGGAGTCAGACACAATCGAAGTTGAAGTAACCCGGTTGCGGTCGAACCCAAGGAAGCCGGAACTGTTGTCAAGAATCTGTACGCCTTCCTGCAAGATTCGGATTCCGCCGAAGTACGCTTGCATCCCGTGTTGCACACATCCGCTTCCTACTGCGTCGTCATACTGGTAGCTGCAAGCGTTCGGGTTCCCGCCGCTGCCCGCCGATCCATACGGACACAGCGGAGAGCTATTGAAGGGCTTGTAACAGGTGCGTGATACCGTCCGGGTCGGGTACGGTTGCGTCACTCGAAACAGACCGTCAGAGCATTGCAGCGTGAACGTACTCGTTCCGTCCGATTGGTAGCTGACAACAAACCCTTTCCAAAGTTGAATGAGAATACCGGTTTGCACGTGATACAAACACAGGTCAATGGAAGCGTTCTTCAATTCGGTTGCGTTCGCCAACTTGACCATTGATCGGTCTGCATTGCCGAACGTGAATTGCACGTTGTCCGCTGCCCCTGAAATGTTTTGGGACATGATGACGGATGTTCCGGGTTCACCGATGTCCAGGAGCCGGGGAAGATACGAATTGCCGCCAACGGTCACCCGCCGATCACTCAAGTAAATGTCGGGTACGGTCGAATCCAAAACCTTGATGTGAACCAAAGGAATGATCTGTTGAACCTGCGACAACAACGCCGTGTTCAATGTGTCGCTAGGAAACCGGGTCACCGTTGCGACAATGTCATAGGGTGCCAGCGTGGAGCTTGACGGAGCTTCAATAAACGTCAGACCGATTTGACACATGGTCGCTAGGTGCTGAATAGAGACCGGCTGAACGTCAAAGACCACCTGAACCGGTGTGGTTGTGTGGTCCCCGGTTGGCGCATTGTAGATGAAGCTCTGGAAGGAGCCTTGAACGGACTCGTAGAAATCGAGCAATACCGCTGCGTCGTGTTCGCTCAAGACGGAGCGTTTGAAAAAGTACTTGGTGGGTCCAATGCCGGATAGGAACGTTTGCGTTGCTTTGGTCGCAAGCTCACCGAACCGATGCGTTACCGTTGTGTACGGGCTTTGCGTCGAGTAGCCGAAGTCAGAGACGAACGGAAACGTTAGCCCGGAGTCTTTCGGGGTTGGTGTTTGAATGGGTCCTAAAGTATCTGCCATGGAGACAGATATTTAGGTTTCGGTTAACTAGGCGATTTCTTGAAGCTCGAAGGAAACGTTTGTCAAAGACATGTCGGTTGTCTCATTCCATGACGCATTCAAGAACCTGACGACGTGTCGCCCAATCTCGTTATCTCCGGTTGCGTCGTAGTTGCTTCCCACGAGTGCGCCGTCCGTCTCGAAGGGGTGATACCAATAGAACGGAATCAACCCGCCCAAGTGAGCGCTATAGAAGTCTCGAAAGGTTGCCAGTTGCAACGCACCCGCCCGCATGGTATCGGCATACGATGTTAGCCGGGTGGAAAGCCGCCACGCCCTGATTGATTGCGGAGCGTTTACACCGTCTTGGATCAAATACCGTTCGACCGTCGAATCATGATAGGTTTGCGTCAACATCGGAAAGATACGGCTTTCCTCAAACGACGTGTACAGGATTTGCGGCAACACACCCACGGGTTCGGCTACTTGAAGATTTCCGGGCATTGCGTTACACCAATAGCAACGGTTGGTTTAGCGTTGCGGAGTTCTGAACTCGTCCAATCGAGTAGTTGTTAGCCGTGGTTGCTTGCGACTGTACAAAGTCAGGGGTGACCACTTGACCCGCCATGAATGCGCCCGCCGCTTGTCCGTCAATGTGAAGACTGATTGCCGGGGAATTGTTGGGTAGGGTCGTACTCGAAACGTTGCCGTATGTGGGCAGGTTCGATTGATACGTGTACGCTTGCCCGAACATGTAAGACGCTTCCTGTTGAAGCTGTCCGCCACTTGAAACCAAGTTGCCAGCATGGGGCATTGTGGACGACAACGGCACTTTCTGACCCGTCCCCGAGGCGTACACCATGAGAGCGTTTCTAATCTCCGGGTCCATGACTGCAAGCGAAACTTTCCCGCCGTACTTTTGCTTTGCGACGTTGACCACCTGATTGGCAAACTGTGTGTCAATGGTGACGCCGTACTTTTGCTTGACGAGACGTTTCGCCTCGTTCACCGGGCTTTCTACGCCAGCTAACATTTCGCCGATACCGGCAAGCGCTCCCGCCGCTGCCCCGATTGCTGCCCCGATGGGTCCGCCGAACTTGAGACCTAGAGCCGCCCCACCAGCACCCGCTTCGAAGATTCCTAACCCGGTTCCCCGAGCGTTGCCTAGCAAGCCCGCTTCCGCAAGCTGCGACCCGCCCGCAAACAACGCCGCACCCGCCAACCCGTCAACACCTGTGATGCGTCCGCCTCCTGATACCTTGGCTCCCCCGGCTCCGGTGAAATCACCGGCATGTGTGAAGCTGCCCCAGTTGAAACCCTTCAACTTGGAAAGACTGAAACCGTTGGGACCACCAAAACCTTTCAGGATGCCAGCAAGACCGGACCCGGAAGGAATCTTGAAGCCGGAAGGAATGCCTCCTGTCTCGGAACCCAACAACGGCGGACCACCTGGACCCGCCACGGAGGAGCCTAAGTCTTCACTCGTGCCCAATTCGGGAAAGCTGATACCGCTGGAAATGACGCTGACACCGGAAGACCCGCCGTTGAAGTTGCCGTTAGGCGACGGAAAGAAACTCGGTGACGATCCGCCACCACCCACTAGCGCTTGAATGGCTCCCAATGGGCTAGAAACGCCCAAGGAGCCACCCGAAGGAATGGACAGGGATACAGAGCTACCCGCCACGCTCGAAGGTGCGGACGGAGCCGGAATCCCCATTGCAGCGGACATGATGTTAGTGAGACCGACAAGCACGGCGGTATTGTCATTGGTCGCCCTGGTGTTGCTGTCGTTCGACACAACGAGTGTGTTCGGCTTATCGGCTCCCCCAAACAGGTTTCCAAATGAACCGGCAATGCCTGACTTTCCGTCCTTGCCGAAAATGAGCGGTTGCAGAGCGTTCGCAGTGACACCAGCTAGACCTTCGGTCACCGGCTTTAGGACGGCTCCCTTGATCGTCTCCGCAAGCTGCTTGCCGAACTGACCCGGCTTCGTGAACAGGGTATTGTAAAGCCCTGCCACGTCGCCCTTGATTTGTTCGAACTGATGGTGTTGAAGCTCCATCTGTTTCAAGATGGCTTCCGTTTGTGCGTCTTCGGTTTCCTTTGCGAGTTGCTTCAATGCCTTTGCCGCACTGATGGACGCTTGGTAACCGGTCTCTTCTTTCTGGATTCGATCAAGTTCGATTTGGGCAAGCTGGTTTGCTTCGTCAATGCGAATCTTGAAGGCGTCTTCAATGACACCGGACGGGTTGTCTTTCTTGTTCAGTTCGGAAACCTTCAACAGCAACGCCGAACGTGCTTTGACATCATCGGCGGATTGACCGGATGTGATCTTGGAAAGTTCTTCCCCGTATGCCTTCAACTGGTCAACTTGTTTTTGACGAAGGTTGTTCAGTTCCTTCTGACGATCCGTTTCGATCTGACCCAACGGACCCGCTTGCTTTCTCAGTTCCGAATCGGCTTTAGCAATGGCAAGCTGTTTGCCCCGTTCATCGGTCTGACCGTTCGCAAGTTTCAGTTGGTTTGCTTCCGCTACTTCTGCGTCGTGTTCTTGCTGTGCAAAGAGCGTCTTCTGTGCCGCCGATCTTGCAATGTCGTTTTCAATGTCGCCAGCGGTTACGCCTTTGCTGCCAAGTTCCCGGATCGGGGTTTCTTGGATTCGTGCTTGCTGTTGGTGAAGGTTAGCCCGTTGCTCCGCAATCTGGATTGACTTCAATTCCTTTGCTTGCTGCTCGTCCAACTTTTTGTTCAACGAGTCCAGGTCACGAAGTGCAATCTTGTTTTCCGTCGCCGTGATATCGGCAAGCTGCTTGCCGATGAACCCAAGCTCTTTAGCTTTCTGTATCTGTTCGTCACGCTTGGCAATGATCTTGTCCGTTGCCGATAGTTCCGAATCGCCAGCGCTTAACTCCTGGTCGTGAAGTTGCTTCAAGAACTCTTTGCGCTGTGTGATTTGTTCCAACAGCTTCTTTTGACCTTCGATCTGTTGGTTAGTCTTGGTAACCGTGGCTTCCGCTTGCAGCAAGCCCGGACGGTTGGCAAGCTGACCACGGGCAGCGGTATCAATCGTTAGCTGTGCCTTTTGCTTCTGTTCTTCAAGATCCTTGATCTTTTGTTTGATGGCGTCTTCCTGATTCAAACCCTGTGCGTTGTTGAACGATTGGGCGGACGCAATGTTTCCCTGTTTGAAAACGTCCAACAGTTTGGTTGAACCGGACAGGTCGTACTTTTTGCCTTCCGATTCAAGCACGGCTGCGTTGTGTTGGTCAATGAAGCGGATGATTTCTAGGATCGGTGCGAACGATTGCAAAAGAGCGTCTTCGATTGGCGCAAGACTCTTAACCGCACCAATGGTGAAGCCTGCAATCTTGCCTTCCAGGATGTCAAAACGCAGTCCAAGCTCGTGGAGCGTTTCAGCGGCTTCCGCTCCTTCCTTGATGAGATTTTCACGGGTTCCAAACCCGAGCTTTTCAACCGTGGTCTTGAGCTTGTCCAAGTTGGCAATGACTGGCAGGAAGTTCTTAGAGACCTTCGGACCCATGATTTCAGCGGCAAGCCCGATGCGCTCCGTTGTGTCGGCGACTTTCGAAAGAGCTTCGAAGGTTTCGCCCAAGATCTGCCCGCCCGACTTTTGCGCCCCATTGAAGTCAATGGTTGAAATCTTGAGCTTCGCCAGATTGTCCGCAAGTTTCTTGCCCTTTTCGCCACCACCTTCTAACGCTTCGTCCATGGTGGTAGCCGCACGGGTAATAGATGAAATCTCCGTGCCGGTGAGCTTCGCCATAGCCTGCAACTTGTCAAGCTCGTTGATGGTAATGCCGGTTGATGCCGACAGGTTGACTAACTGTTCTGACGCTTCGCCGAATCCTTTAGCGTTCTGAAACAGAGCCACGCCCACGGCAATACCCGCCGCTGCGACACTGGCAAGACCCGCCGCAACTGGCGTGAGTTCACCCACCAAGCTCGTTGCTTGGGTGCCCGCCGCTTGCATGGGATTCTGTACGAACTGCTTTAGACCTTCCCCGAACTTCTGAAGATTGTTTCCGCCCCCGCCTTGCTCCGCTGCAATGAGCTTCTTATAAGCCGCCGTCACCCGATCAACGGCTTTCTCGTCGTCCCCGTATTTCTTAATGAGCCGGTCACGATCCGCAATGAGCTTGTCAACACCGGATTTGCCCGCAACATCGGCCTGACGTTCGAGCGACTTCAAGAACCGCTCTTGTGATTGGGTTGCTTTATCGGAGAACTTCACCAAGTCGCCCGATACTTTGGCGAACGCATCCGAGAGCTTTTGATTGTGGGATGAAAGTCTATCTTCACCCGCCGTCACAGCTTGGTTGATGGTGTCCAACGCTTTCAGCGTTGATCGGGTGTCAATTTCGTAGACTACTGTTTCTAATCCCATAGGGATATTTATGGTTCTGGCTCCCTGCGTTCGGGAGTGCGTTATATTGTGTTCGTGAACATAGATCAAATCATTAAGAACGTGGGGAAGTGTGTTCGGCTCCGTCCAATTCCACGAAGGTTTGACGGGGGTCCGGGCGGTACGGAGCTTGAAGCCCTAGACCGGGATTGGCGCATCACCAGAGCTTCAAGGAAGGATGGGGTCACACTAGAACTTGATGCAACGGGCCACGGCGTCACCCTGAATTGGGACAACATCCTTGAGTTCAACACCGATTCCGTCCGGGGAGAGCAATACGGGTTTCTCAGCCTTAAAATGCAGATTCATTTGGGCGGGTCTAAACTGTGGCTTGAACCCGCCCCGATAGTTCCGCCCCGAGAAACGGACGGTCAAAGAAAATACCGGGCTGTCGCACCGTTCAAGGGAAAGCTCGTCAAGTTGTCTCAAATGAACACGGGTAGGAACGTAATCCTTCTAGGACCCGTTCTAGCGTCTTCCATCGTGGAAGTCTTCGATTGCAACGAGTTTTCGGTGACGGTCGGAAAATCGGGAGACGGCGGATTCAAAAGACCAATCTCGTTGGATAACGTCGCAGTGATCGTAGGTGGTGACTATGGATTGGAGCTTCAAGAGCGACACGGCTAACGGTTGGCTTATGCAACCCGTCTGAATTGCACGAGTCTTTCTTGCTTGAAGGTGCTGTATACGGCTTGCTGCAATGCAATGGCGTCTTTCGGTGAGACCGCAAACGCCTTTTCAATGAGGTTGTTGAAGTGTGCGATTTGATCGGCTTTCGCATCGGTGAACCCGATTGTTCCCCGGTTCTGATTGACGGAGAGCACTTGAAGACTTCGCAGTGTCCGCCCGCTATACAACCAATCTCGAATCGGTTGCAAGCCACGGTATTGCTTGTAATCGGGGTAACCTCGAAGCTCCTGCCCGTTGCGTCCGGTTCGACCCGGCTTCAATGGCTTTGCGTTTCTGTCGAGCGCATTCAACCCGGACCCGATCCGGTCACGCATGGACTTTGCAAGTACCTTGCCGATGTTCGCCATTGTTTCCGATGTGAACGGCGACAGCGTGAAACGTGCCCGTGTAATCTTCATACGAAGTATTTACTGTTTCGAGCGCTTCACCTTGGACCAATCAATTTCAGCGGGCTTTTGTTTTGCGGCTTCCAACTGTTCTTGGTGGAGCTTCGAGAGTTCCTGTTTCAGAACGTCCACGCCCTTACCCAACCGTGCGGACACGTCGCCCCAATCAATGTTGAATGTCTCTGACGCTCTGTTGAGTTCGTACACCTGTGGAAGGAGTACGCCAGCTTCCGACCGCATTAACTCGTCAATGCGTTTTACCGGGCATTGGTCACACTGAACGGTTGTGGTCTCTGGCGAACCGCACGAAGGACAATCAACGTTGCGGGCTTGGTGGGTGGCTCCGCAATCGTCGCACGTCATCAACGGGTCTTGGATACGGAGCGGACAGACTACCGCCCCACCTGGACAGAGAGACTCACGGCGAAGTTGCCGGTTGATAAGGAACCGCAACGTTGGCGGGTCCGGGTAATCTTCCGGCTTTAGGCGTTTGGGTCCGTCGCTACGTAGGGATCAAACAGAAGGTGCTCCTTCATGACTTCTTGCACGGACAATTCCCGGTGAATGTTGGGAATGGTCGTATCGGGTGCGTAGCCTTCCGACCGAAGGAACAGAACGTCAAACAGAGCGGAGCCGGTCTTAATCTGCATTTCCTTGAAGGTGGGGAACCGTAAGAAGTGCTTGACGGAGCCGGTTGGAGTCTTGATCGTAACCACCAGTTCCTCGTTGACCGTTTCGGCGGATTCCACTTGAGCTTGAATCACCCAACCAATGATGTGTTCGGCTTCGTACTCGTCCCACTCCGCACCGTCGTCTAGACGGATCGTGTTGAACAAGTCGAGATATGGCGTCTTGTCCGTGTTGGTGGGGTTCTTCTTTACCAGCTTGCGGAACTTGTCCCGTGTGGCGTCAAGCTCCTTATCGGTCGGACGCCGGATGAGTGCCGATTTCTTGGGGTGTGGGATTTGGACTTTGAGACCGTGGAGCGTCTCTCCGTTTTCGAGAATGATTGTATTCAATTCACCGTACAACATGAATGGTGTGGTTCCTCGGGGATATGTAGCGTGTGCGTCTTGACCCTGCCACGGAACCACAACGGCGGAAAGAAACGGCGACGGGGAGCCACGGGGACGAACTCAACAAAGGTTCGAAGGTCTTTCGACCAAAGGAAATGAGGCCACCAACCGTAAAACGACTTTCTGACGATCACATAGCCGCCCGAAGTGACCCAACGTTTGATTGCGAAAACCAAACAGTTGCTACGCAAGGTTAGATTGTCAGAATCGAATCAATGTAGATGTTGGCAGCGGTTCCGCCCGTGTTCGTGATGAACAGAGCCGTAACGTTATCCGAGAATGGGCAACGAGCAATCAAGTCGGTTGCCAGCGTCCAGATAAGCACCTGACCCGCCGCAATCGGGATTGTGTCTTGCGGACTCATGCTTGATGCTGCGTTGGTGTAGATGGTTACGGCTTGGTCGCTGGTGATACTCAGGCTCTTGAGATCGGCATGAAGAAACGCAAGGTCAACTTCATGGTTGTTGGTTGACGCCGAAACCGTGACGGCGAGATTGCGCTCCGTGTTGCCGCTGACCGTTTCGGTTAGCGTGCGTGCGGTTGAACCCTGGTTCTTGTACGTGCGGGTGACGGTGTGATTTACTGTGATTGCCATGAAGGTATTTAGATTTCCGTGTGCGTCTTTTGGTGATCGGCGAAGACGGACGCCAGTTCATCCCGCACCGTGTTCATATCCGCAATCATGTTGCGGAACGTGCATTCGATGTCTTCTAACATCTCCGCACGGTCTTGCATCGGGCTTGTTACTGCTGTCCCCGTTTGCATGGCTTTACTGAGCGATACCCGTAATTCCGCACTTGCTGGTGACAATCAAGGGGTTGCCGGTTCCGTCCGAATCCTGGACAGCGCACACGACACGAACCGCCGCAATCCCGTCAACCACGGTGTTAGTCACGCTCTCAAAGGTGACTTCACCGAAGGTGAACGTAGTTGTGTGGGTGGCGTCGAAAGTGACGGTCAAGACTGCCGTTCCCGAAGTGAGACCGACCAACGAGGCAAACTCCGTTGAAGTCGAAAGCAATCTAACAGTGAACTCGAAGGTAGGCTGACGCACTCCGATTTCCATACGGCCACGAACCGCCGCACCGTTTTGTGTGCCCGATCCGGGGAAGAAACCCGCATTCAACAGAAGGTTGTTCTTCCAACCAATCGTTGCGTTCAAGAGCGTCTTTGCGGCTACGTAGTCCGTTCCGTTGACAGTAAGGGCAGCGGACGCACCCGGCATGAAGTGCTGAGTAGTGAGCGACGGAAGGCTAACCGTTGACGGGCTGGTGTAGTTGCCCGATCCAACCCAATTTGAAACCACCTTGGTTGACTGAAGACCCGGCCCGCTGTTGAGCGTGAACGTTACGTCTTCCATCGAGCAACCGACATAGACGTTATCAATCGCTTCCGCTCCCCCTTCCGGCATCTGTTCGCAGATTGAAAAATAGGGAAGCTCAAGCGTTGTGCCGTTTTGAATCGGCTTCAACGTATACAGTCCGGTTGCTTCGGCGACGTGCCCAAGAGCGTAAGCAAAAGCCCAAGTGACCATTTCCGCCGATCCGTACATTTCAATACGGTTTTGCGGAGTCTGCGAAACCGGGTAAACGCCAGCGCTCGAAACAAACTCGTTGCCTTTGCCGATCCAAGGAGCGTCATTCTCCGTTGTGAAGTTGACGCTGGTAACGTCTTCGTTCGTCTTTTCGAAAGTCAGGAACGAACCGGCAACGGTCACAATGTCCGCTTGCTTTGCCTTGCCCAATCCGAGTTTTAATGCTTGTACACGTGTTGCCATTGGTTATAACCCCTGAGATGATATTTAGCGTTTGCCGTCAGTTATCCCCAATCTCGGGGAACACCATATCAATCTTGAAAAAGTCTGTCCGGGTTTCATCGGTGAGCCGGGTTATGGTCGGTGTGTCCACTAACGTAACCTCGGGGATGACGCTGATTTGCCGGATGTTCAACTGCGTCCCGTTCACGGCTCCATTGACGACTAACCAAACCAAGTCTTCGTAACCCAATGGGGCTTGTACTGTGGCTTGATTCGGAGCCTTCAAATAGACGGTTAGGTGATGCTTCCACATCGTCATCCCGTCAAAGTTCCCGCCCAAGGTGCCTTCATAGACCACCAAGCAAGACGGCGAAGTCATCTCGTAAATGTCCGTCATGATCGGGACCACCTGACCATTGACAAACGAATGCGCCTTGATGTTTTGCGCTCCGTTCATTGCGGCAACGAACGGTTGAATGGTTTGCAAGGTCGTAATGACTGCGTTGACGACAAGCGAAGGTTTCAACATTAGGACACCTTCCGCATGTGGAGCATTGCCCCGTTTTGATTGTCAATGTTCACCTTGTCAATGTTGTAAAGAACGCCGTCCAAGGTGAGCTTGTCCCCGATCCGGGGTTGTGGTGTGATGTCAACGATTCGGACAAAGAAGTACACCACGCTCGTACCGGTCATGGAACCGGGTATTACTTGTTCTTCGAGTGGAGGAGGAGAGATTACGCCGTTGATGAACTGCGGCCCCGAGTAATCTTGGGGTGTGAAAAGTGCAGGGATGCTTTCAGCCTGAACGCCGAAGACGTTTAGAACTGCGTTGTGTGCAAGTTTGACGAGATCATTGAAGGCCATTTTACGAACACGGCGTGATGTACAGGGTTCCGCCCGTGGAGTCCTGAATCACCGATACTTTATCGGTGATCTGGCACGAATAGTGCTTGATGGTCTTCGCAGGAAGATACGTTGAATTGGCCGTTGCAACCGGGCTTCCGCCAATGACAATGTGACAATCGGTCGTTGCACAAAGCTCTATCAGCGTGACGCCTACCGTTGTGCTCTCTGCATGGGTCGTGTAAGCGATGTGTTGCGCCACACCCGGCACAGGTGCCAGAGCAACCAAGTGTCCTTGCTCTAAAGCTAGGTTGGTCGGATCGAGAGTTGCGCCCGTCAAGTCAACTGTGATGTTGTCAACGTTCACCGAAGGAACGTCAACGCCACTTGTGCGGGTGGTCTTGAACGTTACGCCTTTGTCTCTGTAGTTGCTCATTGGATGTTGGCTCCGCTCTTAGGCGAAAGCGATAACGTCAAAGTGGTGGGAGTTGTCGCCCGCTGTGAACTTAACGTTGGTTCCGTCGTGCGTTCCATACGTCAGGGTTCCGCCGTCAGGAGACGTGATGATTACGAAGGTTGGGGTTGTGCCGAGACCATGCGCCACGTTTTGCGCCGAACCCGTGCCCGATACGCTGTTAGCCGTGAAGACTTTCATCTTGGCTTTCGTGACTTTGCCCGCCCCGATTGTGGTAGCGCCGAGACTCGTCATGGTGACATCGCCCGATACTGCCCGATAGGTGGTTGCTGCCGATGTTTGAGCAACCGGAATCTGACCATCCGTTCCGTGTGCAAGGTCAGCAAGCGGAATGCCCGACAATGCCGGTGTGAACGACGGAGCGACTACGCCCCTTTTGAACTTTTGAATACCCATGGTTATTTCCTCTTTTTCGTTTTCTTTGGTTCCGGCTCCGGTTCAATGACCACGGCAACGCCGATCTTGTTTTGCTCGTACAGTTGTCGAACCCGTCTTGATTCGGTCTCAATGACCGGAAAAACGAAGCCAACCGGCAACATGTCACCGTTCCAAAGAAGGGGACGGTTGCGAACGGTCATGACCGGAATAGAAAGACTGGTGAGCGTTCGCCAGTCTTCCCGGTTCTTTGTGTCAAGCAATCCCATTAGGCAACGGCAGTGATGAAATAGCCGCCCAAGGTGTTGTCCATGATCTGCATGTCATAGGCTTGGTCAACTTCCACACGGAGCGAATCAAGCCATTCCATGCGGAACGCCTTAACACGGGTGCCAGCGTTGCCGGTTCCGAAAAGACCCGTCCAGTTGAATGTGTAGCCGGAAGCCGGAACGCCCAAGCCAGGAGCATCAGGGGTGTACACCAGCAATGCCGACTTGTCCGAAATGTAGCTGAAAGATGCCGTCTGACCTTCCGCCGCTGTGTTGTTCACGGCTTCCGTCACCAACACTTCATCGAGATCAAAGAGCGCTGCGAGAGCGTTCAAGGTGACCTGTGCAGGGTTAGCCGGGGTGCCCTGATACTTAATCAGGTCCAGGATGTCAGGATGGTTGCGGAGCGCATCATAGACGCTGCGACCAATAACGAGCTTGTTCGGTGCGAAGCCGCCCGATGCAAGATGAACGAGCGTCCGAACCTTGCGAATGTCTTCAACCGGGGTTGAAGCCGGGTCGTTCCACTGCAAGAACTGATTGGTGGAAGGCGAAGATACTTCACCCGTCCACTGTGTCGCCCACTTGCCCGAAGAAAGGAAGCTCGAAGCAAAAGTGACTTCACGGTTAATCAAAGCCGCTTTGGTCAAAAGCTCCGTGGTGTTCATTTCCAGATTGAGCGCTGCGTCAGCATTGGCCCGGATCTGGTCCGGGATGTCATTGTGGATGGACCACACAGCGCAACGGTAAGACTTGTTAGTGTCAACGTTGTAGCCGATACCCGCACTCTCGGTGCCGGGTGCCCGCTTCTGCATGGTGTTGCGTGCAAAGTCGCCCTTGTTAATCGTATAGATCAAGTCGGATGCTTGCGGTACGCTAACCATCGGAAAGACCCTCGTCGCAATGAAAGCGTCTTGACCTTGTGCGTACATGTTGCTTACAAAGCTCAATGGCGCATCATAGTGAACTGCGTTTACTGTCGGATTCATTTGTTATTTCATTCCTCACGTCCTTTCTTTTTGCGAAAAGGGTTTGTTGATTTCTCTTAGGCGTACAGACCGTTACCCTTGTAAAGGGATACGGGGATAATGTCGCCACTGGACCCGCTAGACAGAGCCTTTGCTACCGCCTGACCGGATGCCTTGGTAACGAACGTTCCGCCCGTATCAATTTCGAGTTGGTCGCCCGCTGTGACGCTGCCCGAAAGTTTTGCTTTGGTCACGCCGTTGATTGCGACATTGCCCGCCTGACCACTCTTGGGAGCGTCCTGCAAAATGCCGTCCATGTTCTTGGCAGCGGTTGCCGCTGCGATTTGGGAGCCGCCCGCCGTCGTGTCGAAAATAACAGCGGTGTATTGCAGTGCCGAAAGGTCACTTGCTGCGGGTGCGCTGAAATGCTGTGAAATTGCTTCGTATGCCATTGGGTTCTATTCCTCTGCTTAGGCCACTTTCTGACCGTGCTTCGCTTCGAGTTCCGCAATGTATTTGCGCTTGGTGGAAGGCAAAGCTAGGGCTTCCATCTTGGTATCCACATACTGAACGTATGCAGACGGATTCTTTTTCAAAAGACTCTTGAAAGTCGCAAGCGCTTTCTTCGGGTCGTCATTGGCACTCGCTAGGGCTTGTTCCTGGAGAGCGTCAATGGTATTTGCGGTCGTGCTGTTAATCGTGGTGTTCACTTTGGTTTTGTTGCTCCGTGTCGAACGCTCTGTAGCCAAAGCGTCAATGACCTGTTGGACTGAATAGCCCTTATTGATGAAGTCGGACGCCGTGGTAATGTCCACGCTTGCCAGCTTGCACAGATTCATAATCTGCTTAATGTCGCTAGTAGATGCTTCCGGCTTTTTCTTCTCGTCGTCTTCCGGTTCGTCTTCGTCGCCGTCCCCGTCGTCCGGTACCGCCGCATACTCTGGCGTTTCCATTTCGTCGTCCGCTTTCTCTGCGACAATGGCGGCTTCAAGCACTGCGTTGTCTTCCGTTGCGTTGAGTTCTACTGTCTTCATTTGCTTGTGTCCCTCGTTCGTGGTTGCTGAAGTATTTATAAATGCGCCTTGCTCCGTGCCAGAAATGGACACGGCTTCGCTCAAAGCCGCTAATGCGTCTTCGAATGTTCCGACTTCATCAGCCAATAGCGGTAGGGCATTGTCTGCGAAAAAGCATCCGGCTTCTGTATCAATGACCGACCGAACGTTAGCGCCACGATTGCGGGCTACCAGTTCGACGAACATTTGATATTCCCGGTCAACCTCGGCTTGAAGGTCGGTTGCGGCTTGCTCTGAAAGCGGTTGGTGTGGGTTCCCTTCGGTCTTCTTTGCGCCCGCTTTTACGTAGGTGTATTTCAGACCGGCTTTCGCATCGGCGGACGACTGGTCGACGTGAAGGCAAAACACGCCCACGGACCCAACGCCAGCGGTGCGGGTTATGAAAATCTTGTCAGCACACGACGCCAGCGCATACGCCGCACTGAAAGCGGATTCATTGCTAACCGCATAGATCGGCTTGCCGGAAGCTCTGGCATTGTAAAAGGCGTCCGCAAGATCGAACAAGCCCGATACTTCCCCACCCGGTGAGTCAATGTCTAGAAGAATACCCTTCACCTGTGGCGAACTCACGCACTCGGAAAGCTCGTTAGCAAGCGCTTCATAGGACGTGCAACCGCTCAACGCCATAAGACCGGATGTCTTTTTCATGAGCGTCCCTTGAATGGGAATGATTGCAATTCCTTCCTGTGTGACGCTGTACGCTTTCGGTGTGGCGGCTTGCACCTTCATTGCGGCTTCAACCGGGGTAACCTGGAAGCCGCTAGGAAGACCCAAACGGGAACCGATGGCTTGCAAGATCACTTCGAGCTTTGCCGGTTGAATGGCAAGCGGAGTATCAAAGATGCGGGTCTGTAGGTGTAGGAAGTTCACAGAAAGTATTTATCCGTTTGCCGCTTCCATTGATTCGGCGGGTGTGTCGGTGCCCGGTTCAACCGCTGTTGATGCCAACGGTTGACTTTCACGGCCAATCAAAACCTTGTTCGGGTCCGAATCGTAAATGAGTCCAAGACCTTCCGCCCGTTGCCGTTCTTCGGCTTGCTGTGCATCAATGATTTCGGGGTCGAACCCTTGTTCTCTGACTACCTGTGTACGGGAAATGAAGCCGGATCTAACGGCGGTTTGGTATGCGTCAACTTCGTCTTTCGGGTTTACCCAATTCCAACCGGGTGCGACCCACTTAGCCGCCTCGTAGACTTCCGGGGTGTCAAAGTAGTCATCCGGCAATGTCAAGGAGCCATTCAATACGGCTTCCTTCATCCAACGTTTCATGACCGGTTCAAGCATTTGGTGAATGACGATGTTGGCTTGGTATTGCTCAACCGCTCTGCGGAACTCAAGCACACCGGCACGGATCGAACTGAAGTTGACTTTCGAAAAGTCGTTGGTGAGTTGTTCGAAGGTCACACCCACGCCAGCGGCGAACAGGTGCAACTGTTGATTCATGAACGAGGCGAAGTCGCCACTGTCGGGCGGTTCGGAAAACTTCACGTCCTCACCGGGCAGCAAGTATTGAGCGGTGCCCGGTTCGATGCGTGACTCGTCCTTGCCCTGCGAGAAGGTGGCATCCGGGATTGTGGAAGGCGGTAATACTTGGTCGTCCAAAGTCAGCTTGGTAATGAACACGGCAAAGCAAGCCGCCATTTCCTTACGGAGCCGTTCCGCTTCCGAGTACTTTTCAATTTGCTGGAGTAGGATCAACGCCGATGTCATGTGACCCCCGGTTGGTCTCAACTGACCGGCACGGGTGCGCTTCATTACGTGCAACATCTCGTCAGCCGGAATGAACACGTATTGCCCTACGCCCTCAGACACAACGATGGTGTCCCACGGGTTGACCTTCCAAAGGTCGTACCCTATGCGCTTGTCTTCGTTGTCAAAGACAATGCCCATTTTTACGTTGTTGCCTTCCGCCGTCATTGCGATGTTGCGGAACTCGGAAAGCTGTTCCGATTCGATCAACTGGACTGTGAAGGAGCCGTCATTGCGAGTGTGGAACCTAACGAAGACTTCCCCCGCTGCGAACAGTTCCATAGCCGCCAACGTTTGCAGACCATAGAACGAGTCAATCCCGTCATAGTCGGCTGCTTTTGACCACTTGTCCCAAGCGTCTTGAATCGTCTTCCGGGTGTCCGGGTCCGGGTGTAGAAAATGCGGAACGATACCGGAACCGATTACGTTGCTGACCCACTTGTTAAAAGCGCTCTCTGCAATGGCACTGTCCCGGATGGCGTCCCGTGTGCGCTTGCGGATCGTCTGCAAGTTGACTTCGGCAAGGGTGTTTGGTCCAAGTGGCGAAGCATTCCAGGTCTTCGTGTAGCGGTTGTATGCGCCTGCACTGTAGCCGTTGGGTGAACCAAGAGCATTGGTCTTAGGACGTGCTAGAACAGCGTCAATGATGTTGGTGAAGAAACCCATTAGTTGTACAGAAGTGTTTGCCGAATGCGAACTGTTCCGGTTTGCGAATCAAGGTAGGATTGAATTGCTTGACGTGCCTTCAAGAGATCGGCGGTTGTGTTGTACCGTGCCGATCCGTTTGCAAAACGAACTTCCAGCACACCGGCTGAAATCGCTTGAGAAATCGCAATCAAATCTTGCTGCGTCCAGATAGGAGGATTGTCCATACTGGAAGTTATTTAGTTGAATGCGAAGCCCGCCAACCGTTTAGGACGTGTTGCAACTGGCGTTGCAGGGCTGGCGGCTTCTTTCGCCTCGTTGCGCTCCGTCAACCGGCTTTCCAGACCCGCCCAATGATGGTCTTTGAAGCGATCAACGCCCACCATCGAAGCCGCCGCCCGAGCGTATACGGCCAAATCAAGCGGTTCATTGCGTGGGTTAATCTTCTGCCAAACAACTTCGCCAGTGTTCGCCTTCACCACTCGACGTTCCGAGCACAGACCCTCGAAGTAAGTTCTCTCGACCTTGGGGAAGTGCCAGCAATTCGCAACCGGCTTTCCATCCGGGTCAGGCTTCACATACCGCAAGTTGTCGAAGATTTCCGTTTTGCAACGGGTCGTTCCCACGCTCACAATCCGCACGCCCTGACGCTTCCGTGCTGCGTCTTCCTTCGATACACCGGCAATGATCTTTAAGTCATCATCGTTACCCTTGACGGGGACAACGGAACGATGCGAAGGGACGGAGATTAGCCCGCCTGCTGGTGTGTATGCCGGTTGCGGATGTCTCAGGGCAAAATCGTAGACCGGCTGTGGTCTCATGCCGGTGTCAATCGCCATCAACCAAATTGGAAGTATTGCGCCTGACTCGTGCCGGTACCCCTTTTGCAATACCCGTCTATCGAGTTCGGCCCACACTGCGGGCGATGTGACCGGCAATGCTGACTTGGCTTTGTCGTCCGCAAATGCTTGTATGACCTGATAGTCAATGAGCCAACATTCTTTGTCTCGACCGAAGGCGAAGACGCTGGTTTCAAGTCTTGGCGGGTTTTCCTGAACGTCCGTTGCGGCAACTAGAAGCAAGCCACGTTGCGGTATAACTGCGTCTTCACCGAATGGGTAGCTTTCACGACGCTCGTACAAGCGCTGTTCATCGGGTACCTGTCCGTCTTCCTTCCAGAGTTCGGCTAGACGTTCCGTTATGAACACCTTCAATGTTTGCTTGCTACGCTTGGCAATGAGGAAATCGGAAGCGAGTTCTTCCAAGGAGTTCCACGGGCTGTATAAGTGCGAAATCCAGAACCCGGCATGTCCCTTGAAAGGTTTGTCAGCACGCCATTGGATAAGCTCACACGCTTTCCGTCGCTGTACATCACTCCAGAACTCGCCACAATGCGAACACTCATAGCAAGTTGGTCCAGGGACTTCGCCATTCGAACCCCTGAGTTCTACTGGCAGCTTGTCGCCCCACTTCACCCGGTCAAAGGTGAGTATCTGGAACCCGCCGCAATGCGGACACGGAACCCACGGCTTACGTTGGTCCGACGCTTCATAGGCAAGCGCAATTCGGCTTTCCCCTTCATTGGTTGGTGAGCACGTCTGAATGATCTTTCGCAGCGATCCGAAGTTGGTTGTACGCCCTTTAGCTAGGGAGATCGGGTCACCGGCTTTACCGGCTGACGCCTCAAACTTATCGAGTTCATCAGCGAAAAGGTATCTAATCGTGCGACCGGCCAAGTTCCCCGGTACCAGCGCTGATACCGCCGTAAAGTTCCCCCCCGGAAAATCCATTGACAGAATGGTGTTATCCCGCTTCGCATCGGTGTTGATGATGTGACGCAATGCCGGGGAAGCCTGAATCATGGGCTTCAGGCGTTTCTTGGAAAACGCCATTGCGTCCGCTTCCTTCGGCTCCACGAGTAGGACGGGTCCAGGGTCTTCGGCGATCACGTAAGCAAGGGCACACTGTATGAAAAGCGTCTTGACGAGTTGGATTGCCAACATGCAAGTAATCTCCGTTGTGCTTGGATCGGTGAACGCATCAAAGATTTCCCGCTGCCATGCGTAGAGCTTGAGCAATCCATTTCGGGGTGCGAAATCGGTAGTCAGGTAGAAGTTCTGTTCCGCCCAGTCGGAGAGCGGTAGCCGTTGGGGTGGGGTCCAGAGGCTTGACCACTGGTGTATGAGGCTTGGCACACCGGTATTTACGCCGTCACACAAGAGAGCCTATACTCTTACATGGCCGACTCGACAGCGCAGAGTTACGTGTATGAACCAGGGAAGACCAAACCGACTACTCTTTACAAGTACTTTCCACCAGAACGTATCAGCGTCCTGGAGCAGTTGGAATTACGTTTCAGCCGCCCCGCTGAGTTCAACGATGTGTTCGATACCCAATTCTTGCTACCCAAGGGATCAGGAGCCGTCGCTGAACGCTTCCGGCTTAGGAATGAAGTTGGCATACTCTGCTTGACAGAGCGGGACGACAATCACTTGATGTGGGTCCACTATGCACGGAATCATACGGGTTTCGTGTTGGGCTTCAAGGCTTATGCTCCCTTTTTCAGCGACAATGAGCGGGAACTAAAGAAGGTGATTTACAAGACACGCCCTCAGGTGTTGGCAGAAGCGGACCCTGGAGCGTGCTTCTATAAGTCTCAAGTCTGGAAGTATGAAGAAGAATGGCGCTGTATTCGGCGTTTCAAGTCGGCAGAAGCCAGAATGGTTAGCTTTGACCCGAGCTTAGTTACTCACATCATCTTCGGCTCCGGGATGGAGTCGCATCATGTCACCGCACTCGTGCGGGTTGCGGCAATACTGGAAATGAACCATGTCACATTCATGCTATCCAAAGCGTCGCAGCAGGCGCACGTATTTCTAAACATCCCACAGACGATTTCGGTATGTGACAAATGCGACGGTGAAGGCCATATCAAGACGGAGACCCAATCAGCATGACGACTAAGATCCGGTAGGGTATTGAGCGAGTGCAGCAAGCGCCCGGTCAACCTCAGCGGCAATCAATCTGTCAATCGCAGCCGGATCTGTTTCAATGGCGAGACGGTCACGAAGGTCAGGAGCGATGCGGAGCAAGATGTTTCGAGCCTCGACGATCATTCCGGCAACCCAAGCGTTAACTTCGGCTATGGGTGCAAGGTCACCTTGCTTGACCTGTAGCTCTAGTTCTCGAAGTGAGGCTAGGGCAATTTCCTTGCGCCGTTGGGCTTCGTAGAACGTCTCTTCGTCGCCCGCTTCCGGCTGTTCGGATCGGCGTTCCTGCTTTTTGCGATACTCTTCGGCTTCCGCAATGATTTGTTCAGGAGTCTTTCCGGCTCCGAGCTTCCGTGATGCGGTCGTGATGCTGATTCCGGCTTTGCGGGCGAGTTCACCAACGCCTTTGTTGGTCGCTAGATTCTTGGGCTTTGGCATTCATAGGCTATGTACAAACATACTTTCGGCCCGTCACAAATCCTGTTTTGTCGCCATCGTCCCACCCGCCGATGGTGACTGGCAGGCAAGGACCCAATTCACTAGCGGAGCGAGGAGCTACTTTGGAGGAGTTGTATCGAATGCGTTGCTTCCATCCGCCTTGCAGTTTCCGAACGCAATCCAAGACACCTTGGTTGGAGAGATCTGCAATATGGTTGAGGGTGGTCCGCTGTGGGCCTCTGGCTCTTTAAAAGTGCGAGGAGTCCGTCTCTTATGGTCGTGACCGGGTTAGATTTGGCCCATTGGTCTGGGAGTGGAGGTTTCCCCGGACAATTACACATTATGCTGCTTCCTTGCATATCCATGGGTCGTGCGCTAATGGTGCCTACCGAAGTTAGGACGAAGTGTGTCAGCCTAAAGGCAACGTTCTTGGAATTGAATCGAACGGAGTAAAGCCCCAAGGCTTCCCATCCGGGCTTTTAGTTCGTGTAATGCGCCGGGTCATGGATTCGGTTCTGGCTAACTGTTTCTTGTAAGTCGGCGACCAGTGGACTCGAAGTTAGCAGACTAGCATCTGCCGTAAACCAGTCTTTGATCTGCAATACGTCCTGTTTGAGTCGCCTTGGAATATCCCCTGCGGCGACATATACCGTATTGCCTACCTGAAGTGCCTTGCAGGACGGTATTGATGTCTCTTTGCCCTGCGACCGGTAGGTGCCCTTTCCGTCAACACCGATAGTCACAAGCGATGGACTCCATTCGACGATGACGCTCGTTCCAAACACCAACTGCGTTGCGAACACGGTTCCTATTAGGAGTCTCACTGGCAGGTTGTCCTCTGCATTCAGAATATCAGCAGTGCCCATAGTTATGACGGCCATTTAGGGTGTAGCCGTGCCTAAGGACACGCTTGACCCACGTATGCGGATTCCGCCCCGTGTGTTGCCGTTCAGGTATCGAACCGCCATCATTAACAGTTCGGCATTGTCACCGGCAAGACCCATGATCGAATTGCAACGCCGATGTGTCAAACCACGGACCACACCGGTTGTATGGTCGTGCTCAACACAAACATCAAGCCCCATGTCTTGCTGGCATAGAGCACACTTGCCGCATTGTGATTGCAAGAGAGCTTCGTATTGACCGGGTGTCAGTCCGTACTTTCTGACGACGTGGTTGTATCGTCTCTTCTTTCCGTCGCTCTTGGCTTTGTACCGGGCTTGCCGGTCACGTGCCGATTGCTTGCCGGTGTCGGATTCCTTCCAACGGTCCAACATATCTTTCCCTTTGGCGGACGCTAGGTATCGTTTGACGGCTTGACGGTTGCGGGCTTTCTGTTCGGGTGAAGGATGCGTGACGCAGTACACACACTTCCAATCGGATTGATAGCGTTCCGTGTTGCCGCACTTGTAACAGGCTTTGCCGGTGTAAGTCGCTCTCATTGTCTGTTGAGAGACGCCGCAAGGTCAGCTTCACGAATGTACAGACGGCTTTTGAAAGACACCGGTACGAATGCTTTCAATTCGCCAGACTTGACCCGCCGATGCAAAAGGGTGGCATCTACATTGAGCCAACGAGCAACATCGGGGAGCGCATAGGCAAGTTCATTTTGAATCAGTCGGGCTTTGGGCCGTGACGATTTCTCTAGAGTTCCTTCGATCTTGACCGGGGTTGGTTGCGGTTGTAGTTCGGGTTCGGGCGGGTCAACGTTCACAGTTTGGCCCCGCCTAACCTGCATGATTGCAAATGTCATGTCAGTAGATAGACCGCATCTTTTGAGATGTCATCTAGAGATGGCATCTGATCTACTTGTCAAATAGCCCAATATGGCTTTCTTCGCCCCATTAGTATTGACATTAGTAATTGGATTTGTCGAAAGCAGAATGATAATATCGTCATCGGAAACGCACTGAATGAAGCCCACGGGAGCAAGCCTCAACCTTCTCGCTCTCACAAGCGCAATGGTGCGTTTCCATTGCTTCCCGTGGTCCGGTGACTCGTTGTTATAGAGGACGACCAAACGCAAGCCGTCACTGAGATTGAAATGAAAGTGAGTATTCAATGAGACGAGTTAAGAACGGAGAGTACCTGACCGGACATGCCAGCGTTTCTCTTGAGAAGTTTTACAAGCAGGTCGAACTGCACGAGCGATTCGGAAGTCATCCAGAAATCTTCATTTCTGACGGACGCCACGGGAAAGACAACGAGCACGATTCGGGCAGCATGGTTTGTGTAATCGGCGGGTTTCATAACGCCGTCGTCAAGGAAGACAAAGACGGGGTGACATACATTACGTTTACTGGTCCGGGACAGGATGACATCACCATAGGCGTTCAGGGAACCGCAGTGGTGCAGTATGCGGAAGCGACAGCGCCCACAGCCGCCACTAACGGAGGCACGCCGGAAGGTCAGGCCGATCTTGATAGGATGCGATCCGTAGCCGCTGCACGGACGATTCCTATTACGGGTGCGGACACAGCGGAGCCGGAACCGAACCCAAACACGGACCCGAGCTAACCCGCCGTCATCACGTCGTCAACACTGACAACGCCCCGAGCCTTCAAGATTTCTTTGATGCGCTGTTGACCGTCCGCAAGGGTCGTTTTGAATGCGTCACACCCGCCCTTTGTCGCATACAGGTGTATCCGGTCACACATCGGACAAAGCACCCGGACCCGTGGGTACGTATCGAGCATTGAGATTTCGACGACGGCCCGTTGCGCTGGTGGGAGCGACGATAGGACGCTCTCAATGAGTTCGGGAAGTGGTTGCGGTACGGCTAACATGCGGATATCTATGTAGGAGGCAAAAAAGGAAAGCCCGGTGAGTGAACGAGTGATTCACCACCGGGCGAGGATTGGACACCGAGGAGAAGCCGTGGCGTCCATTGTGCAATATGTGGGTATTTAGCTATCCCGCTTGCTGTCGCAAGACAGGAAGCTATGCGGCAAGCTCCGCTCGTCTGGCAATGGCTTCCTTGGCTTGTTCCCGTTTGCGCTTCAACCGTTCTTCGTAGCTGGTAATGACTTCGGCTCCGGTCTCAATGAAATGTTGTTGCAGAGTGTTGACGTAATGCCCTTCGTCGCCGTCTTGATGGTCGAACCCTTTAACGTGCTCAATAAACTTTGCACGGGTATAGGCGGCTTTTTGTTCGCTGGCGATCCGTCGCAGGAAGGCACTGTGAACGATCTGGGACAAATAGGCAAAAGCGCCACCAACCCGGCACTTGGTTGCATCGAAGTTTTTCACGTACAAGGTCACGGCCATGAGTCCATCGCCGATCATGTCATCACGATAGGTGTAGGAGAGAAAGTTTCCTTTGCGTGATAGCTTCGTTGCGATCAATAAAGCCGCTTCCGCTACTTGGTCGGGGATGGGCGGAACCGGTTGCTTGGTTTGAATGGCGTGCTTTCGAGCTTGCGACCATTCGGTTAGGATCTTGGTCAATGCGGGGTTGTCAATGTAATGATGGCTTTGAGTGGGACTCATGCCAACATTTAGCGGTCATGCAATGAGGTTCATGAAATCAGTTGGCGGCTTAAGGCCGCCAACTGGAATCTGTTTTCATCCATCTCATCGGTTTAAGGGAAAGCGAGTACAAGACGTGATTGGATGCCGTCAAGAACTCGCTACCGTTTCCATCATTCGGAATCGGGATTAGCTGTAGTCTCACCCGTTGGCTGCCCGGTATACTAACCGCCCGCTTGTTCCTCTCCAGGTGTCGGGTACCGTCTTTCGACGGGTTAGGCTAATCGGGTTCTGATGGTTTCCGACCGCTGTAGGTTAACGCTAACGACTTTGACCACCGTGGTTCGACACGGATATACAAGCCGGGGTTGTTTCCAACCCATCTTGCCAGCGGCTCTTATGTCGCCCTCTGGACTTCACACCGTTTGTCAGTTGCCATCTAGCACGATGCTGCTATGGTTTGAAAACCTCGGTCTGCCATTCGTTCATGTGGTCGTTATCACCGGGTCCACATTGGCGAACTGAACGAGCTTCAAGTACTCATTTATCATTCCACGGTTTTCTATTTTGTCAACGTGCGGAGCCGTTCACGACGTGAACACGTTCCGTTTTGGAATTGTTGTTGACAACAACAACCACCCGGTTTAGTTGAAGGCATCCGGGGGTAGATTCACAATGAAGCCATCAACCTCGATGGTGGACCCGCATTCCGGCTGACGGGGGTTGACGGTGGCTTGGAGGAGCCATCCGGTTTGACCTTTGAAGACGCCGCTGTTGATGTGAATGAGCGCCACCCGTCGAAAGCGCTCCCTGTTGGGCATCGTGATTATGTCGTTGCGTTGCATCTCTCAATACCCGGACTCCTTCCGATCCTCCGCAGTCGGATAAACCCGCCCGACCACCGCTGCCTTGTAGACATAGAGGAACGTCGGCGGGTCTGGTCTATAATCGCTTTCCGGGTCCCCGTACTCTCCCTCTTTTGCCCAAACATCTAATGCTTCCTGTATGGCTTCTTCTTCGGTCTTTCCGCTGGCGTATGCGAAATTGTTTGATCCCACCACCAGAAAATGGAAATCGCCATCTCCGTGATACCAGCTTGCTACTCGTTCGTTGTACATTGTTGCTTCCCTTTCACCCTTTCTATCGGAGCCGGGGGAGTGGACTGTAACGCCATCCGCTCTTAGCACGCTTCGAAGGAGGCGACAGGGGTATAAGGTCTTAAGCCGATCAACACCGTTGCCGGAACTGCGATAGGAAAGGTGAGGTTGATGCACACGCAATGTTCGATGAAGCGTTTATTGATGCACTGGCAAAGGCGGTTGCTCCTCGTCTTGCTTCATTGATTCACCCACATCTGAAGGCAGCGATTGTTCCACGCTATTTGAACTTGGAGCAAGCCGCCGATTACCTTTCAACGACCCCGGACGGAGTGAGGGGCATGTTGAGAGCAAATGTGTTTCCCGCCCGAAAGATCGGGGCACGACTCTTCATTGACGTTGAGGACATTGACGCCGCAATGAATGATGCCGTTCATTACTGCAAGACTCCCTAAGGCGATTCCCCTACTTGAACGCACTGGATGTATTTGCTACCATTGAGTCATGGAAGCAACCAACGAAGCGAAGAACAGGGCCAAGGGCGAAGGCAGCATCTATCAAAAGTCGGATACCGGCGTGTGGATGTTCTCAATCATGCACAACGGAAAGCGCCTCACTCGTTCGCTGAAGACGACGGACGAACAGGAAGCCTTAAAGAATCTCAAAAAGGTTCGCAACAACTTCTTAGGCCGCATTGACCGGGGAGAGCTTGAGCCATCCACAGAGGCGAACGTCACACTTGATGAACTGCTGACCGACTACACCCGGCACGTCAAACAGAACAGTCACAAGTCAGCACGCATCATCGAGCTAGTCATCAACAAAGTTCGGAAGGCGAAGGAGTTCGGAAACGGTGAAAAGGCGACCCGCAAGGTTGGATCTTTAACGACCACCGATTTCGAACGCTACCGAACCCGGCTCGTAGAGACGGAAGAAAGCGCCAGTCATTCGACCGTCAACAATCACTTCGCCTACATTCGTGCGGCTCTGTATCTCGAAACGAAGCGGACGCCCTCTCGTGTCGCCAAGGTACCCCACATTCCCATCGTCCGGGTGAACAATCGGCGGTTGGGCTTTATCGAGTACGATGCACACGAGTACATCTTGGCTGCCCTGCCCCGGTCAATCCAAGCTCTGTTCGTGATCGCCTTTCATTCCGGTTGCCGGTTGGGAGAGATTCTTGCAATGCGCTGGTCGCATGTGGACTGGACGAACAAGATTATCCGGCTTCCCGAGTCGAAGAACGGTAGCCAGCGCAACCTTCCGTTCTGGGGTTCGGTCGAAGAATACTTGACCCGCCAGAAAACCTGTCGTGACGAGAACTACCCGGAACAGGAGCGCTTGTTCTTTTGGATGGCCGAAGACACCGAGCTTTCCCACGGGGGACGGAGAAACCTTCCAGGTACGCCCGTCGAAGACTTCCGGGGTTCGTGGACTAACGCCGTGACGGAAGCGCACAGACTTCGCCCTAGCGAGATTCCTGCGGACCTCCTGTTTCACGACTTGCGCCGCTCTGCGGTGCGGGTCATGATCCAAGACGCCGGAATCCCAGAAGCCCAAGCTATGTTAATCAGCGGTCACGAGACACGATCCATGCTGGAGCGGTACAACATCGTTTCGCTGAAGAATGTCCAGGACGCTGGCGCAAAGCTCCATGCTTGGGCAAAGGAGCGCAAGGCCAAACGACGACCCGTCCGCAAGGTGGTAGCAAAAGGTAGCAAACAGCGCCGCAGGACTGCCTAA